CAAACCGGTCGTAGACGACTGCAAATATTTTTTAGCTTCACAGTGTAATCCCCTATGTTTTGAAGGATTACCTAAAGATAGAACATATTTATGGCATACGCAGGCAGATGATCTTAATGAGATATTAGCTAAACAATATGAAACATGGCACCCAATACCAGGGGGGTCAACAGTTTTATTAAGGGCTATACCGTTATTTAGAATGTTAGGATTTAAACGATTTCATTTATTTGGATGTGATTCGTGTATAGAAGAAGATAAGCATCACGCATATGAACAGAATGAAAATGATGGACAGTTAGTAGTACCCGTAAACGTGGGCGGTAAGATATTTAACTGTAACCCTTGGATGGTATCACAAGCTCAAGAGTTTATTGATATTATTAGAATGATGGGTGATGAAATTGAGCTAGAAATATACGGGGGTTTATTACATCATATTTTAGAAACCGGTGCGTCATACGCCGATATTAAGGAGATTTAACATGGCAGCAACAGCATGGCAACTATACAATAGTGCCAAACAAAATATAGGAAACGGGACTATTACATTAGGTGCAGGAGTCTTTAAGATGGCGCTATTTACGAGTGCTAGTAATGCATCTACATTTACATTATCAGCTTATGGTGGCGGCGGTGCTTTAACTTCGGTAACTAACGAAATTTCAGCTACAGGTGGATATGTTACAGGGGGTAAGAATTTAGTACCCGCAACTGGTCAATGGATAGTAGGGGCATCAGCTAAACAATATAAATTTACAATGTCTGCAGTTGGAGTAGCATTTACTGCTTCGGGTGCGTCATTAACTAACATTAGGTATGCGGTATTACGTAACTCAACTGGAGCAGCTGCTGGGAAACTTTTATGTTTCTGTCAGTTATCTAGTGCACAGTTTACAGTATCTAGCCCTAATACATTAACTGTTTTACCTGCTGCAACCGGCATATTTACGTTAACTTAAGGGGCTAGAAATGTCTAGCGGCTGGGGACGAGGAGCTTGGGGCTCAGGGTCATATGGGGTTGGGGTTATAGTCACACCTCCATCAGGAGAATTAAGTTTATCTGACGGGTGGGGAAGAGGAGCTTGGGGCTCAGGAAAATGGGGGATTGGTGTTGATACAGCTCCTATTGTAATAGATGGAGTAGTAATAACTCCAACTGTAGGCGCTTTAGCTTTAGCAGGAGTTGTTCCTATCATATTAGATGGAGTAGTAATAACTCCAGGGATCGGAGCATTAGCTTTAGCAGGCCTTGCACCAAGTTTAGTAAGAGGTGCAATTATATCTCCTAGTGTAGGAGCTTTAGCTTTAGCAGGATTTGCACCAACCATAATAGAAGACATAAGGCTAACACCTAGTGTAGGCACAGTAACACTAGCTGGAGCAGTACCGGTCTTAATAGATGGAATAGTAGCAGCAGCACCCGCAGGAGCAATAACACTAGCAGGAATAGCTCCTGGGGTTGTACAACAAAATAATGTGTTTAAAACTCCGGGTGTAGGAGCAGCAGTCTTAACAGGACATGCACCTAGTGTAGTTGGTAGTACAGTAATAACTCCGGGTGTAGGAGTATTAACACTAGCAGGGATTGTAGCAGTTAGAACTGAAGGAGCCGTTATAAGACCCAGTGCAGGAGCGTTAGCTTTACAAGGATACGCACCAACAGAATTAATAGGAGAAGTAAGAAGACCCGCCTCTGGCGCATTAACATTAGAAGGGATTGCCCCTACCATTAACAACCCTAATTGGGTTATAATAGATACTACTCAAGTCCCTAATTGGACAGAGATAGTAACAGGATAAGGAATAAATTATGTCAACATATTCAAATTTAAGTATAGAACTCATAGGAACCGGAGAACAAGACGGTACGTGGGGCGCAACGACCAATGTTAATTTAGGAACCTCTCTAGAAGAATCAATTGTAGGTACTACTACTATAGCTGTTACTGCAGGCGATACTCCAGTTGCTTTAAATACAAGTTCTAATGCTACTCAACCAGTTCGTAACTTACGCCTTAATCTTACAGGAAGTGGTGGGAGTACAGGTACTTTAACTCTTCCTACTACTGCCGCAGGCGGTGTCAATACATTTGTAAAAAATTATATTATTAATAATGCTTCTAATACAGCTATTACAGCAAGAGCTGGCGCATCAGATGCGGGAGTTTTGATCCCTGCAGGTAACACAACATTTGTATATACAGATGGTACAAATCTTACTTATGCTATTGACTATCATACTGGTGTAATTGATGGTGCTACAATTGGAGCAACTACTCCTAGCACTGGAGCTTTCACAACACTCTCTGCTTCAAGTACGGTTTCAGGTGCAGGTGTTACAGCAAGATTTGCTACACCAGGTCCTATTGGTAATACAGCTCCAAGTACAGGTGCCTTCACAACATTTGCAGCATCAGGAGCGGTTTCAGGCGCAGGCGTTACAGCACGTTTTGCTACACCGGGCCCTATTGGTAGCTCATCAGCGAGTACAGGTGCTTTTACAACACTTTCAGCAACCAGCACAGTTTCAGGTTCAGGCTTTAGCAACTTTGCTCTACTTAATAACTATTCTCCATTTGTTAATTCAACTGAATTAATTACAATATCGGCAACTGCTGCAACGGGAACAATTAATTATGATACTAATACACAATCAGTTGTTTATTATACTTCTGCCGCAGTGGGTGATTGGACTATAAATTTTAGAGCATCAAGTGGTGCTACATTAAATTCTGTATTATCTACAGGTGAAGCTATTACATTAGTTCATTTAGTAACCTTAACAGGCGCTGAATATAGAAATACAACAGTACAAGTTGATGGAAGTAGTATTACACCAGAATGGCAAGGTGGTGCAGCTCCTACAGAAGGAAATATTAATAGTATTGATTCATATACATACACAATAATTAAAACAGGAGATGCAGCATTTACAATACTTGCCGCATTAACACAGTTTGCCTAGAGTAACCACAACAGCCGTAAACTCTGCCAGAGGCTATGGTATGAATGCTATAACCCCCTTACCTCCTTATGATATAGAATATCTTACAATCGCAGGTGGTGGCGCAACTGCCCATTCACCTGGTGCAACAGGAGGTCCTGGTGGTGCTGGTGCGGGGGGATATTTAACAAGTACATATTCACAGGTTAATCCTGGCACAGTATTAAGTATTACTGTTGGAGCAGGGGGTACTGCTGGTGCAAGTACCTCTACAAGAGGTACAAATGGTGTAAACTCAACATTATCGGGTTCTGGTCTTTCTACTATAACAGCAGTAGGTGGCGGTAATGGCGGTATGGCTGATACAAGTCCAGCTTCAGCTGTTGATGGAGCTGCTGGTGGTTCTGGTGGTGGTTCTGCTGGATGGTGGGGGGGTTATGGTCCATCATATGGAGGAGCAGCAACTGCTAGTCAAGGTAATGCTGGTGGGTCATCTGGAAGTTATGCAGGCTCTGGTGGTGGTGGAGCAGGTGCAGTAGGTGTTAATGGTTCAGGAGCAACTACAGCAGGAGCAGGTGGTGTTGGATTAGCTTCTTCAATTACAGGTTCTTCAGTATATAGAGGAGGAGGAGGTGGTGGAGCAGGTGATGGCTCTGGTAGTGGTAGTGGTGGTACAGGAGGCGGTGGTACTGGCGGGCTTGGCGCTGGTACTGGAGCAGGAACTGTTAATACAGGTGGTGGTGCTGGAACACCTGGAAAGGATACGCCTGGTGCAGCTGGGGGTTCAGGGGTAGTAATCTTATCATTCCCTACAGACAATTATACTGGAACAACAACAGGTAGTCCTGGGGTAACAACATCAGGTTCTAATACAATTTTAACATTTAATGGTAATGGGAGTTATACATCATAATGAGTCATTATGCTAAAGTAGTAGACGGAACTGTAGTAACAGTAAATAGTGCTGAACAAGATTGGGTAGATACTCAATCAGATACTTGGGTACAAACATCTTATAATACTCTTGGAAATGAGCATCCATTAGATATGCCATTAAGAGGAAACTTTGCTGGTATTGGATATACTTATGATGAAACTAATGATGTGTTTTATGCACCTCAACCTTATCCATCATGGACTTTAAATAATACATCATGGATATGGGAAGCACCAACACCTTATCCAGACGAAGGTAATTATACATGGGATGAAGATACTTTAAATTGGGTTGAAAAATAGTGTTATCAATACTATCAGGAATACTAGGCTTTGCTACATCTGGATTACCCAGTGTACTAAAGTTTTTTGAACAAAAGGGTGACAATGCTCATGAACAAGCTATGGCTCAACTTGAAATGGAGAGGTCTCTGGCTATGGCCGAAAAAGGATTTGCATCTCAAGAAAAAATTGAAGAGTTTAAAACCGATCAAGTTGAAATGGAAACATATGCAGAAGAAAGAGTTGCTCTCTACAAACATGATGAAAAGCATGCACAAAATGCCTCTACTTGGGTTATTAATCTCCGTGCTAGTGTTCGCCCCATTATCACCTATATTTTTGTTTCTATATTTTTATTTGCTGACATAGCAGGTTTATGGTGGGCTATAAATACTGGAGTAGATTTTGAAACTGCAATGAATATAGTTATTTCTACAGAAGAGATGGCGATTATATCATCTATTATAGGATTTTGGTTTGGCTCTAGACACTGGGATAAATAGTGAAAGTATCAGTCGAGGGAACGAAATTAATAAAACATTTCGAGGGTGTTCATGCATCGCCTTATAAGTGTCCTGGCGGATATTGGACTATTGGCGTTGGCCATCTCATCAGTCGGCATGCTATGTTATCTCATAAGTGGAATCGCACACTATCAGCTGTTGAGATAGATGCATTACTTAAACATGACTTGGAACGATTTGAACTGGGAGTTATTAGGTTATTACATCCAGTTAAACCAACCCAATCTGAGTTTGATGCTCTTGTCAGCTTTAGCTTTAATCTTGGTTTGGGATGCTTTCAACGAAGTACAGTTCGCTCAGCGTTTAAGCGTGGTGATAAAAAAAGAGCTGGAGAAGTGCTTTTAAAATATTGCAGAGCTGGTGGCCGTAAACTTAAAGGACTAATTAGAAGACGATTGGCAGAGCATTCTTTGTTAATGTCAAAAGGATAAAGTATGCCACTAAGTAAGTTAAAATTTAAACCCGGTATTAACCGAGACCGCACTAACCTAGCAAACATGGGTGGGTGGTATGATGGAAACTTAGTACGTTTTAGAGAAGGGTATCCTGAAAAACTAGGTGGTTGGCAAGCAGCTACTATTACTCCTTATACAGGAGAAGCGATCAAACTGTATGTGTATTCCTTAGATACAGGTGCAGAAATTGCAGGGCTAGGAACTACTAAAAAAATCTATATTCGAGTAGGAACAACCCTACATGATATTACTCCTATTCGTGTAACTTATACTACTTCAACTACTCCCTCCACAGATAATTGTTTTACTACTAATACAACTGCAGGTACTGAAGGACAAGTTTTAGTAACCATTGCAGCTCATGGAGCTGAGACTGGAGACTCTGTTACTTTTTCTGGAGCTACAGCAGTTGGTGGAGTAACAGCACCACAACTTAATTTAGAGTTTGAAGTGACAGTTATTGATGGTAATACGTTTACTATTCAAACTACAGGCACAGCTACTTCAGCTGCTACTGGAGGTGGTACTTCTATTGTTGCTGCTTTTCAAATTAACATTGGAACTGAAATTACGGTAGGTGGTTATGGATGGAGTTCAGGTACATGGGGTCGAAGTACATGGGATTCATCCGGACCTGATGTAGAGCCAGTCATTGGTAACTTACGATTAATTTTTATGGATAACTTTAATAATGACCTTATCTTTAATTTAAATCAAAGTGGCATAATATATTATTGGACTTACAGTCCAAGCTTTGGTAATAGAGCAGTAGCATTAAGTTCTTTATCTGGTGCTATTGCAGTTCCAGCGGGGACAGAAAAAACATTATTTACACCTAGTGGACATTTACTAGCTTTAGGCGCTACTTCTTATAATGAGACTTCTACAGCTGGAGTTACTATTTCAGGAATAACAAGTGTTGGAACAACAGCTACAGTGACTACAGGCTCTGCTCATGGTATAGCAGTTAATGATTGGGTTTATCTTTATGGTCAAACACCAACTGGATATTCAGGTACTTATCAAGTAGCTTCTGTTCCTTCAACTACCACATTTACTTATACATTATTATCATCTTTAGGTAGCGTAACAGCAGCGGGAGCTTACCAATTAATATCTTATTCGGGTGGTACATATGATCCAATGTTAATTAGATGGGCTGATGTAAATGCAGATATAGGTCCTAAACCTGAAGTATGGAAGCCTGAACTAGCTAATTCTGCCGGATTCTTATTTGTTAAAGAGGGCTCTAAAATTATTACTGGAGCTAATGTAAGACAAGAAACACTCATTTGGACTGATACTTCATTAAGCACACTACAATTTTTAGGTACCGCAGAAGTGTTTGGACTACAACTTTTATCTTCTGATACTAATATTATGGGCGCTAATGCTTATGCTAATGTAAACAATAATATGTATTGGATGGGCACAGATAGTTTCTTTGTATATGATGGTCGAGTTAATGTACTGAAATGTCCTTTACTAAGATACATTTTTGAAGATATTAATAGAGAACAATCTAACCTTATATATGGAGGCACTAATAAAGAATTTAATGAAGTAATATGGTTCTATTGTTCAGGTGGAGCAACACCTTCTACTTCTATTGACCGATATGTAGTTTATAACTATCGTGATGATATTTGGTACTACGGTCAACTTAATAGAACTACTTGGATAGATGCAGGTATTAGCACACATCCATTAGCTACTTCTGGGGGTTATATATACTCTCATGAAAATGGGCCTAATGACGGTCAACCATTAGGAGCAGCTCCGGTAGCTATGAGTTCTTTTATTGAGTCTTCTTTTATGGATATAGCCGATGGAGAGTTTTACATGCTAACTAAACGAGTTATACCTGATGTAGATTTTACTGCTTCTCAAACATCTAATCCTGTTACAGGAGCAACACTTGTTCCTGCAGTGGATATGGCAGTTGCAGTGACTAAGTTTCCAGGAGCAGAAACACAAACAACAGATGTAGCAGGAGCTACTCTAACTCGTGGGGTAACAACAGCTACAGGAACTATAGATCAATACACTAATCAAGTATTTATAAGAGCAAGGGGTCGACAAATGAGTTTTAAAATATCCTCAAATACAGTAGGCACACAATGGCAACTAGGTGACTCTAGAGTCGATGCTAAACCAGCAGGAATGAGAGGATAATGGCACATATACTACAACCTAAAGCTCCAAACTTAACGCTTCCAACTATAGAGTATAGTGAAGATCAACAGAATCAAATGCAGAATCAAATGAGGTTATACTTTAATCAATTAGATAAAGCTCATTTAGATGAAATAACTAACTTACACACAAACAATGTTATGCATTGGATGGGAATATAATGGCTGGAGAATTTCAAAACTTAACAGGTAAGAAACTAGCTAGGGCAGCTGTAACTGCTACGATGGCTATTGTGTATGAGACTCCTGTTAATACAAGAGCTTATATAAAAGACATTATGGTGACTAATCATAGTGGAGCGGCAGGTGCTGCTGGACTTATTAGTATTCATATTGTTCAAGCAGGGGGCGTTGCAAGTTTTGGTAATGTTATTATTGATGAGTATTCAATAGCTAAACAAGAGTATTTACATTGGTCAGGATTACAGATAACAGACCCCGGAGATACAATACAAGTTTTATCAAATGGGACTAATCTATCAGTCACTATTTCAGGGGCCGAAGCAGTATAAAACGGTTTATACGTAGCATGTTACATGGTATTATACAACTAATATAAATAGGGATTAAAATGGCAATACAAGACACAGCAAAAAATATAGCTTCTTTGGGCAGGTATGGCGATACTACTTTAGTTCATATGCAACCAAATGAGGTAGCGGGTTTACAACAATTAGCAAAAGCTAACGGAACCTCTTTAACTACTAATCCTCAAACAGGAATGCCTGAAGCTTTTAGTCTTAAAGGTTTTTTACCTATGATAGCTGGAGGTGCTTTAACTGCAGCGGGTTTGAGTCCTCTTATGGCAGGTATGATGGTTGGAGGAGCAACAGCTGTAGCTGAAAAAGATTTAGGAGCTGGATTAATGGCTGGATTGGGAGCAGGTAGTGGAGGATCATTATTTAATAGTTTTGCTTCGGCCGCTCCTTCAACAGTAGCAGCTCCTGTAACAGCCGGAGTTGAGGGTGTAGCAGCCGCAGCCCCAACGTTTGATGTTGCTTCACAAGGGCTTATGGGTGTAGATCCACTAGCATCTCAAGGGTTTGCCAGTGCAGGAGGCAATCAATTGGGTGCAGTGGGGCCTAACATGGGTCAAGTTAACACTGCTTTTGACGTTAGAGCTGCAACTCCTCAATTTGGAACACCTGCACCTGCTACAAATACAAGCATGATGCAGAATGCTAACATCCGACAGCCGAGCCCTAATAGTTTTGGTGGACCAAACATGAACCAAGTTAATCCGGTTAGTCCTAGAGCGCCAACAAACACAAGCATGATGCAGAATGCTAGAATTACAGAACCTAATAGTTTAGGTCAAAAGTTTGATACTTTTACTGGTAATGTTACAGAAAACTTTAATACCAATACAGAAAACGCAGGTAGAGGTTTTTCAGATTTTTTTGAGGAAGGTGGTATTGATAGGTTTGCAGCTAGAAATGGCGCACAACCTACTCGAGTTAATAATTATGCAGCGGACGGAACTTTAGAAAGCTATACTACAACTCCAGGAGAACCACTATCTAACTTTGAAGTAGCAGGTAAAATTGGTATGCCTATCGGTGGTGGTATTTTAGGAGGTATTGAAGAAAGCGATTTGTATGCACCTTTTGACGCATCACCTTACAAAGAAGATAATAGGTTTAGAGGTCCAGAAAATCAACTTAATTTAGCTGGTATGTCAACATTAAATTTAAATAATCCTTATGGTAGAAGTCCTTCTAGCTCTTCAACAAGCGCGGGTATATTAGGTTTAGATAATGGAGGGTACCTTGGTGGTGGAAATATAATGGGAGATGGAATGAGTGATGATATTCCAGCTACTATTGGCGGAACGCAAGAAGCTAGATTATCAGAAGGTGAATTTGTTATTCCAGCTGATGTAGTAAGTCATATGGGAAATGGATCTTCTGAAGCAGGTGCAAAGCATTTTTACGCAATGATGGATAGAGTTAGAAAAGATAGAACAGGGACAGAATCACAAGGAAAAGAAATTAACCCAGAAAGGTATATGTTTACTTAATGAAAATATCATTAGTGCCTACAGAGCACATTGAAATTGTTTGGCCTAGAATAGAAAAGTACATGGAAAAAGCTGCTAAATACACATATGGCAGGTTTACCGCAAATGACATAAAAAACGAAGCAATTAAAAATTTTAAAGTTCAACAACTTTGGATTGCTTTTGAAGATGATATTATATATGGAGCCTATGTTACTGAGATTGTGCAATACCCCCAAATAAAAACATGTGTAATTCATTTTTTGGGTGGTAAAGAGTTTAAAAAGTGGGGTTGGATAGGTTTAAAAGTATTACAAGCTTTTGCAAAAGATAATGACTGCGATGTAATGGAGTCATACGGAAGACCGGGATGGGAAAAGATTTGGAAAAACAACGGTTATAAAGAACGCTTTACATTTTATGAATTACCAGTGGAAAATTAAATTATGAACTTGTTAAAATTAATACCTTTAAGTTTAAAAATATGGCTTATTAAGCATTTATATAAAGATATAGCTGCTGAAGGGCGTATGGGTGATACTCAACTTGCACATATTAATGACTATGAAGCTGGATTACTTAAATCAGTAGGTGGTTCTGGAACTATAAATCCAAGTACAGGTTTAGTTGAATTTGGTGGCGGTAAAGGTGGCGGTGGCCCAGCTCCAGATACTAAATCTTATTCTTCAGATCTACCAGAGTATGCCCAACCTTTCTATGAAGAGTTGATGAAGCAGACAGGTAAACAAGTTTATAAAACAGATAGTGCTGGTAATGTAACAGGAGTTCAAGAATTTACTCCTTATGGAGGAGAAAGATTAGCACCTTTTACTGATCAACAAACAGCAATTCAAACTGAAGTAGGTGGATTAAATCAGCCTGGTCGTTTTGCCACAGCAGGGACAGGTTTAGATGCTAGCATGGCAACAGCTGGCACCGCTGCAAGTGGTATTACAGGAGCCTTAGGTTATACTCCCGGTTCAATTACTGAAGAATCTATAACAACCGAAAAATTTACTGACCCAGGTGTTGCGGCTTCTTATATGAATCCGTACCAACAACAGGTAACAGATGTACAGTTAGATGAAGCTAGAAGACAAGGTGATATTGCTAAATCAGGAAGAGGATTAGGCTCTATAAGTCGTGGTACTTTTGGTGGCGGTCGACAAGCTTTAATGGAAGGGGAAGCAGACAGAAACCTAGCTATGCAGTTAGGACAAATACAAGCTCAAGGTAGCCAACAAGCTTACCAACAAGGACAACAAGCTTTTACTGCAGATCAAGGTCGTAACTTACAAATGCAACAAGCTAACCAAGCGGCTGATTTACAAGCCCAACAATTAGGACAACAATCACAACAGTTTGGAGCGGGATTAAAAAAGGATGTAGGTTTAGCAGGGTTAGGTGCTGGTTTACAAGGTGCTCAAGCTCAAGCTCAGTTAGGTGCAACTGAACAAATGGCTAATCTAGAAAGATTAAAAGCACAGGCTGCAAGCGCAGGGGAACAACAAGCAATGCAACAAGAGATTGATAATTTAGCTTATCAAGAATCTAGAGAAGCAGAGGACTATCAAAGAAAACTTTTAGAGTATCAATCAAACATACTAAGAGGTACAGCTGGTGCACTAGGTTCTACTCAAACTCAATACGCTCCTGCTCCAAGTTTAGCTTCTCAAATTGGTGGTATGGGGTTAGCCGGGCTCGGTTTATATAACATGTTAGGTAAATAGGGGTAAGTATTAAATGAATATTATACAGATAAGAGACAGGTTAAAAGGAGTTGCTGATAGCGATTTAGTTAACTACGTTAAAAACCCTACAGCTGATGTTCCTAGTTTTGTAGCTTTAAGTGAAATAAAAAGACGTAAAGATGATAGAGATGCATATCAAGCTAGAGCAAATGAAACTAAAAAAACAGTTTCTGAAGAATTAACAAACCCTACAGATCCTAGAGGATTAAGAAGTATGGGACAAGCACAGGCTACGCCACCTCAAATTGGAGTTGGTAGTCCTCAGCCACAAGCTAATATAAATCCTGCTATGCTTGCACAGTCAGGTGTAGGTTCATTAAACCCAGGTAACATGAGAAAAATGGCTGAAGGCGGCATTATTGGATTTGACGGGGAAACTGGAAGTTTAGTTCGAGGTAGCCGTAATAGATTTTTAGGTGCTGAACTTGGTTTTGAAGACGGCCCAGTTGGTTACCCTTTAGGTACCGCCATAGGTGATTCGGTTGGTTACCTAAATCCTTACAGCTACTTAAGCAGTTATAACCCTAGATATGATGGATCAGGACAATTAATAACCGGTGTTGGTGATAGATTTGCTGATACAAAAACAGAACTAAAGACAAGAAATTTAGAAAAACAAAAAATATTAGACGCAGATGATTTTAGAAAATCAGGAGTAGACATAACAGAGGAAGATGTCCGTAATTTTGCTGACCAAAGAGAAGTAGAGAATAAAAAAGCTTTAGAAGAGGTAACTATTGGTGATGAAATAGATTACACAGGGACAGGACAACCTGTGACAGCAAATGTAAACACAGCTTTACTTTCTGAAAAAGTAAAAGATGTTGTGCCAGAAGGTAAGGGCCTAGCTGAAATTATAGCAGAGAATACATTAGAAGAAAAAACTATAAAACAACCGGGTGGCGGCATCAAAGATATTGTTACTGATAAAGTACAAGATACTGAAATATTTAATAAGTTTGGTGAAAGGCGAGATCGAAATCAAGTGCCAACAGAAGAAGCCGCAATAGAGAGTGTTGCTAAATTACGCAGGGCTGCAGGACTGGAAGACGACCCATTTGCTTTAGAACGTACAGATTTACGTAAAGATAGAGAAGCTCTTAAAGATGAAAAGTCAAATGCAGGAAATATGGCACTAATATCAGCCGGTTTGTTGTGGGCTAGAGACGGTAAAATATCTGATGCAGAACCTGCAGTTAGAAAATATGCAGCGGATCTTAAAGGATTAAGAGGTGAAGATAGAGACCTTAAGAAAATGGATATACAGTTAAAAGGTGCAACTGTTGCTATGAAACAAAATGATGTAAAATCAGCAGGTACTTTAATAGCAGCTGCTAAGAAAAGTCTTGAAGCAATTGACATAGCGGAATTAAACGCGCAGCAAAAAACACTTCATAAACAAATAGATAACAATTTAAAATTACAAATAGCGAATCTAAATAAAGATGTTACCCTTGAATCTGCAAAAATAAGCGCAAGTAGAAAAACAGCTCCAGAAGTTTCGCTAGCAGCTGCTATGAAAGATCCAGCTTTTTACAAAGAAGGCGCTGACGGTGAAAAAGTATTTGACTATGGTAAATTTGCTGCCGCATCAAGATCTACTATGTATCCAGAACAAAAGATTGAGATAAAGCAAGCTGAAGAGTATGGTCAAATTATAAATAAACTTATATTAGAACGTACTACTGAGGAATTAGAAGCCTTTAAGAAACAATACCCAACACCTGCATCCCTCTTTGGTGAGGAAACAAATGTAGCTGCTAATCAATTTGGTCAACCAAGAGTAAGAACCACAAAGGATTAAATATGCCTTTATATGAAATTCCAGGACCAAATGGCAAAATTTATGAAATAGAAGGCCCTGAAGGGGCTTCTAGAGATGAAATAATTAACGCTATTACGTCTCAACACGAAGACTTTGCTCCGCCACCCGATCCAGTTCCTGAAAAAGAACTGGCTGGTTATTTTGAGGGTTTAAAAGGCGGATCTAAACGTTTAGTTTCCCAAGCTAAAACTGCTTTAGGCGCATTACCTTTTGTTGATGTTGATGAAGCCGCTGTTGAAGGTATAGAACGTACTCAAAATATAACAGAACAACCAGCTACAAGTTTAGAAGCTGTTAAAAAAGCTTACAATGAAGAAGGTCTATTATCCGCAACAGGCGAAGTTGCCTCTCAAATTCCAGGTGCTTTTGGTGAACAAACTCCCATACTTGCATCTATATGGGCGGGTGCAAAATTAGGATTCAAATTACCTGGCCCACCACAAGTTAAAGCTTTTGGCGCATTAGCCGGCTCTTTGATGGGATTGTTTTTACAGTCTACAGGTGGCGCTATAGAGAGAAAAGCTCAAGAGCAAATAAAGAGGGGTGAAGACGTTGACATTGATAAACTTGGAGCTATAGCTACTGGTTTAGGAACAGCTGCTTTAGAAAGAGCCGCTTTAGGTTTTTCAGGTGTAAGTAAACTACTCGGCATTAACATAGCTAAAACAGTTACTAATGAAGCAAGGGAACGTTTAGCTAGACAATCTTTAAAAGCAGCTATAGCTAAAGGAGCCGGCAGGCTAATAGTAGGTGAAGGCACTACAGAAATGGCTCAAGCTGCACTTGAAAGATTTTACGCGGATTTACCTTTAACAAATGACGAAGCTAAAAAAGAATATGCAGAGGCAGCATATGGTGCGTCATTACTCTTTCCTTTAGGTATGGCCTCTGGAGTAAGCGCACGGGGTAGAGCAAGAGACGAAATACAAGTAGAAGAAACAAAAAAAGAAAATGATTTAAAGGATATTAGACGTCAAAGCAATAAAGCCTATGCAAATAGGTTAGCTATTGCTGCTGAAAACAATGACATAGAAGCAGTTAACTCCGTGGCTGTAGATGCTATAGCTGAAGCCAATGAAACTTTAAAAACGTTTGAGAACAACGCTCCTGAAAAATCAAAGCTTTTTAATATTATAAATAAAGCTTCTAACGAACTTAACAACTCAAAAAATAAAAATGATGTTAAAGCACAAATAAATGCTGTTAACAAATTACTTGCTGAAACAGATAAAATACTTCCAAATTTTAAAATAAGTCAACAAGAAAATATATTAGGTATACTAGATAGTAAGACGTTAACTTCGTTCGGATTAACTCCTAATTCAAAAGCTCATAAAAGATTAAAGGGTTTAAATATTGCAACCCCTAATAATATTGCTTTGTTTGAAGATACCCTACAAAAACACAAAGGTAAAATTAACGAAGAAGTTATAACTAATTACACAACTCAAATACAGGAGGCTAACCCAAATGTCAAATATAAATTTACAGGAACCCCCGCTATTGTCGATACTGCAATTGCAGGACGCAATGACTTATCTGTCGAAGAGGGATCACCAAAAGCTACCCAAGACCCTAAAAAATCTGACACCCCGGGACTGGGACCAAGTGTACCAGTTGATGATGGACCTAGAGGAAGAAAAGCTTCTCTCGACGTTGCATTAATAAATAAAGCTAAAGATTTATTAATAGCTAACCCTAAAAAACAATACAAGATAACAGATTTAAGTAAAGCGCTTAAGGTTTCTCCAGCTATATCTAAACAAATATTTAGAGCTTTATCTATAGACTCTAGCATTCAATCTAAAACAATAAGAAAAAACAATAAAAGTATTGAATCTGTACAGGCATTCCCTGTGGCTCCAGTAGCTACAGCAGTAGTAGAAGAAGCTGTAGTAGAAGAACAAGCAGCTCCAGTAAGAGCAATCCCCTCAGCTGTTGAGCAATTAAATGCTATGGCAAATAATAAAATAACAGAAGAACAGCCCGTAGCTCCAGCAGTGGTAGAAGAAGCTGTAGTAGAAGAAGCTGTAGTAGAAACACAAGTGCCTGCATTTGAAGGCAAACCTATACCTCAAAAACTTATAAACCAGCACAAAAAAATGATAGAGTCAGATAAAATAGAAAACCCGATGAGCACCAGGCCTGGCACTATTATAGCTAATAATTTCTTAAAACAATCACGGGAGTTTATAGGAGAAGAAGTAACTACTACAAGAGGCCGGGAATTAAATAGCGTTCTAAATCGCATTAACAACCCCACCCCTCAACAAATAGAGGCTTCTAAAATTCTAAATGAAATTAATAAACCAAAAGCAAAGGCACAAGTAGCGCCAGCTGTAGTAGAAGAAGCTGCACTAGAACAAGCAGCAGACGTGGCTGCAAAAGTAACAAAGGCTCCAGTAGTAGAAGAAGCGCCATCAAAAATAGAGTCCTTAGCACAACAGAGAAGAGAAGAGTCAAAGATTATTCAAGAAGCTAAAGAAGCCGATCCTGACTCTGACGAGTATTACAGCCTATCAAACGACGAATTTGTAAGACGTCCAGAACAAATAGAAAAATTTAAGTATGTTAAAAATTTAAAAAGAGCTTTACAAATACTTAAAAGAGATTTTAAAAGTGACTTAAGTGAAGTAGAAAATATACTGCTTGACACAATGCTTAACATACCAAATATAGAAACTACTAAGTTTAGTGTAGAAAATATTAGAGGAGCTTATGGAGGTTTTTCAATTTCAACTAATGCTGTGCGTGTACACCCTAATGCTAATATAGGCACTATAATACATGAAGCTATTCATGCTACTCAAGGTAGAAAAATGGATAAAGCTTTTACCCCTAACGGCAAACCAAAAAATGAAGCAGGTCGGTATATAAATGATATATATAACAAAGCTTTAGAGGTATCTGGAGATAGGTTTGGGCGTGAGTTAGAAAATGTATTTGAGTTTGTTGACTATGCACTACAAGATGTTAAATTTCAAAAGTTTTTAAGCGAAACACCTCCGCTTAATCCTAAAAATAATTTAAATTCTTTATGGGTAGATATGGTTAACGCTATAAAACGATTGTTTAACTTCCCTAATATACCTAACTCTCTGTTAAATGACTATCTTGTAATAGCTCCAGACATGTTTGATAGCCCATTACCTTCTATGTTTAATAAGAATGCTACTTCGGGAAGACAGTTGTACCAAAGAGATATAAATGAATTAGGGGAACAAGAAGCTTATGATCCTCCACCATCAAACAGCAACAGAACATTTAAAGATTTTGTGCAGGGTATATTTAATAGTAATAGTCCTCAAGATGCCCCTAAAGGTTCTTTACCTAGTAAATTTTTAAGGTTTGAAACAGCTGTTGCTAACTCTTTTGCTCCTATTAGAGAAAAAGCTTTAGATGCTTCTATAAATCAAGCAGTTAATGATGCTGTTACAGGAGAATCTCGAGTTGATATACAGGCTGATGTAGCAATACAAGCTAACGGTTTTGCATCAACATCCGCTCAATTAGGGTATGTTAAAATAGATCCTGTTACTAAACTCGCTACTGTTATAGAAGACAAAAACAACTTTGATAATTTGTTTGTTTTAGTAGAAGAATTATCAAAAATAGCAGGGTTTGGTCCCGAAGGACCTCGTAAAATAATAAATCGTTTTTTAGGTGCTAGAAGATTTCAAGAAGAAAATATACTAAACGAACAACGTGAAGCTGAAATAGAACAGTTAGAGTTGGATGCTAAAACTCCTAATATGCCTAAAGCAGAGAGAAAGATGAAGCTAGAAAGAGCAGCTAACCTTAAGAACGCAACAACTTATGTATCACCGGAGCAATTAGCTCTTATCCCAGAAAACTTAGAGTATGGCAATGAATACCCCATACTTAATGAAATAGCTGAAATGCTTAAACAAATACAAATAAACGATATTAATTTACTAGAAAGTACTGAAGTTATTAACAAAGAGCAAGCGGATTATTTTAGAAACTCTAAAGGCTATGTACCTCTACAAAGAATGTTTAATGAGATTGAAGTTTCAAATCCAGGAGTACAAGAGTATTTTAGAGGGTTTACTGATATAGGACAGGAGCAAAAATTTAAAGGTTCAGAAAGACAATTAAATGATCTATTGGATAATTCTTTAAAAAAACATTTTGCTATAGTTAATTCTGCTTTGAGAAATAATGTAAGTATAGAGGCAGGTAAATTTTTGGGAATAACTGAAAAAAACAAAGATGGAACCGAAGTATTAGATGCGGCAGGTAAACCCATTGTAGTTCTCCACAAAACAATACCTGCTAAAGATAAATATAGACAAGAATATTTTGCTCCTGTGGTAAGAAATGGTGAGCGAGTATATGTAGAATATTCAGATACACTACTAGCAGCAGGGATGAAAGGGCCTATGTCTCCTTTAATTGAAACTAGTTTTTTCGCAAACATGGCTACATTATTTAGACAGACAATTACTGCTAATCCAGTTTTTCAAACTTACCAAGTAGTAAATGACGCTATAGGATCAGCTCTATATTCAGGAGTTAAACACCCTTTTCATTTAGCAGGGCGAGTATTAAAAAGTTTTCCTGAGATTATTGCTAATCCTAATGCTCCTATTTTGCAACAGATGCGAAAAGCGGGTGTTACAGGCGGTTATGGTTTAACGGCGCAAGAAATAACAGGTAAACTAAGAAGAAAATATAATATAGAGTCAGAAGGCCCAATTAGAAAATCGGCTGCGTATATAGAAGATCTAGCTACATACTCTGATCTTGCTCAACGTAAAGCTTTATTTGAACAAGTTTTGTTAGAAACCGGAGGAGTCCGACAACCTGACGGTACTATTGCGGGGGGTAATCAAGTACAAGCAGTTAACTCAGCTCTTAATATTATTAATTGGCAGCGTAGAGGAGCTAGTCCAGCAATAAGATTAATAACTCACACTGTACCCTTTGCAAATGCATATCTGCAAGGGATGGATATTTTAGCTAACGTTGCTCAAGGTAAATTTATAACTCCTATGGAAAAAACCAAAGCAAGAAATTTATTTCTTCTAACCGGGGCTAAAATATATGTTTTAAATCTTTTATACACTATGGCAGTAGCAGGGGATGATGAATATGAACAAATGGATGATAGAGAAAAATTTAGATCTTATATGTTGCCCGGGGGTTTTAAAGTTCCTGTCAGAGGGGAGTTAGCCTTACTACTTAAATTAATTCCTGAAGGTTTATACAATGTAGTTACCAAAGACGGTACTGTTAATGAAGTGGATGCTAGAAGAATTAGGCAGGCTATAACCGGTTCTTTAGGAGAGGCTTTCTTTAGTCCTAATTTATTTCCTCAAGTATTTAAACCGACTATCGAAGTGATGACAAATCATAACTTTTTTACTGGTGGAGATATAGTTAACCCTGGATATAGAAATAAAGAAACAAATAAACAGTTTAATGAAAATACTTCTGAGCTTGCTAAACTAATTGGACACGCAGACATTATATCCCCTTTAAGTGTAGACCATTGGATCAAAGGAACAACAGGAACAGCCGGCAGTTTATTTTTGTATATGATTGACTCACTAGCAAATCAATTTTATGACACTAAACGACCTGAAACCAATATAAGCAGAATTCCTGTTTTAAGCGCGATTATGTACGGTAGAAACGGAAGAAGCCAACTTACTCAGTTTTATGATTTAGCTGATATGTCTTTAAGGGTTACTACTACTTTAGGTGGTTATTTACGTGAGGGGGATCGAAAAGGGTACCTAGACTATAGAGAAAAAAATAAAAAACTAATACAGGCCAAAAGTAGAATTAATAGTATGAAGGAAAGAGTTAAAGCTATACGTACTAGACGCAATAGAGTTATTAACGATGATAAAATGACTGCAAAAGCTAAAGGAATAAAACTTGAAGCCTTATCAAAACAAATGTATAACGTTGTTAAAGACGTGTCTAGGCTTAGAAGTAGACTTGATCTTCCTTTATTTTCTACTATGTAGTTATAAGCGCCAAACTCTTATACCCTGAACATCATCCTCAATAACTACCTTATGCACAAACTCAAATTCTAAGCGAGTGCTTTCTTTTTTAATGGCTGTTAAAGCCGCTTTAGTATCTACTGCAGGTATAAATATAGATGTTCCTGGTTGAAAAGAAGGCCAATCTATTTGATAGTCTGTTCCGTTAGTTAACATTTTTAGGTATATCCAAAGGTAAGTTTTCTAGTTTAATATCATCAAAGGTAGAATTATCAATCCATATGCATCTAACTGAAGGGCCACTTATCTCTAGACCCTTGTGGAGCACTTTTAGTTTTGATGACTCTCTAAGAATTTTGTTTTCTTTTAGTCCTTTAATAAAATCACTATAGTCAATCTTTTTACTATCCATGTACTCTCTCATTATAGAAGCAGGGATATAGATAGTGTTTGAGTCAGGCTCGACTCTAACTTTTAAATCATGAGTAGGTCTAAGTAGTGGCGCTTCAGACACTCCTAAACGAGTATCAGCTTTACTATTGATCACCAGAGTACTGTTTTTAGAATGATTAAGAAAATCACCCAAAGTTTGCATAGCATCGAAGTCAGATTCTTTTAAAGACTGTTTTGATTTCTTTAGTTCTTTTGCAATGGCTTGAAATACAGGGTGGATAGGTATGTTGTGTATGCCCAAATGCTTAGCTATAATGGCCCCTAAAAATACTGAAGCTAATGTAGCTGAATATTTTCTGTCTTGACCTTTTATGTTTAATTGTTTATCTATTGTTTGTTGAGTTTCTTTGAGTTGCTTTTTAACTTTGTCTAAATTAGCTATTAAGTGTTGTGCGTATATCTCACCTGCATGCCCATAGTTATCAAAGAGTTTACTAAAGTGTTCATCAGCATCTGCTTTAGAAATTGACTCATCTAATTCTATACGAAGTTGAATAAATCTAGCCATTTCCCCACTTGCTTTTGCTCTGTCAGAATACATGACTTGTCTAAAATCAGTATTACTAGAAACTACACATATCAAATTAAACACAGTATCATTTAATCTTTCTCTGTTAACTCCGTTACCTAGTCTATTACGTCCTCGACCTGTAGATATAAATTTTAAAAACTTGTGGAGTTCTGTAGGTGTAACATTAGTCATCTCATCTACAGCTGCGGGTAAGTTATTCATGTACCCTAATCTGTGAATTATAGAATTCTCGGTATCACCCCAGAGCTGAATTAACTTAGCGTTTAAATCAGGGTTGCCATACACACTTGTCATAGCTTGTAGTACAGATGTTTTACCTTGACCTGTTTCAGGATTGTACAAGTTAATTATTGCAGACTTTTCTCTGTGTTCAAAAAATGGCATGAGCAAAGAACCAAAAGCACAGAAGAAACCAAACGCACGAAGTTCCATTCCTTTCCGTTCATATATAGCTACACCTTTTTTCCACTCTTCAAAGCTACCTTTCTTTTGTAGAGTGGGGTTAACTTCGTTAAGCTCTTCAGCTACAGGAACATATTTAATACCAAAGGCACTAATTTCTCTGTTGCCTATAAGTATTTTATTTTTTTTGTCTATAGGCCCGGGATTCCAACCAAATTGTTTATACATAGGCGAAGCTTCTACAGTACGCTGTTGTGTTTGAACGGCATTAACTATGTAGTCAATCATAAGATCCATTTGCTTACCGTGTACAATAACTCCGTAATCAACTAATATTTGTCTAGCCTTGTCTCTAGTTAGTAGATCAGAAGTACGAGCAATAAATTCTTTAACTCCGTCTTTAGGCAGGTGTAACTTAAACCAAGAACATTCACCTAGGGATGGATCATTTAAGCGCTCGACTAAGTAAAAATCGTAGTCATATATCTTAACCCCATCATCTTCATCATCAGGCATAGTTTTATATATACCACCATTCTTACCTCTAAAGTAAGGATAAGGGTAATCAGGTATTTTAAAAGTTACAAGTTCATTAAGTGCTTCGCTTTTCGCTTCAATAACATTATCTGAACCCCTAGCCTTAGCAATTACTCTACCTAGTTGTATAGGGGAAGTAATTTTGCCTTTATGTACACAGTTTTTACAGCCTTCAGGGCGTTGCATTTCAAATTGTTTACATGAATGTGGTCCTGGTATACCTTGAGCTTTTTTTTCAGTTGTTTCATATTCATAATCTACATGGTTTCTAGATATTTTATGTATCGCTATATCACTATCTTCACAGTGCACCGCAATAGATAGTCCCGCTCTCCACAAAGGTTCTTCTATTTCGTTTTGTTTGGTGGCGATATGCTCTAGTTGTTTACACCCGTCATCTATTTTACACCGCTCCATTATTTTTCTAAATCGCGAAGTGTGATTACCCATTATAGCTTTCGTTGCTTCATCCATAGGACGTCTAGGAGTATTAGCGTGGGCTACTATTTCAGCAGGTATTAATGCTGCTAAATCATCAAAAGGCACCGCTTCGCCTTTCTGTAGTATAACTACATCTTTAGGGTTTTCTAGGTCTTTAAAGTTTTTTGTTCCTGGCAATCTTAGTATTCTAGATATGTCAGATGTACACACAGAGTCAGATTTAAAACCGTGCTTAACACATAAAAATTTAAGCCCCTGTGCTATAGGCTTCCATACTTCAGAAGCAACGGGATCTGTAAAGGGCCAGTAACAATGCATCCCATTACCGGAATCTACAATTAAAGGTGCGGGTAGCTTAGTTACATCTGTAAAGTTTCTAAGGGCAACCATAGCTTCTTCTTTAGTTCGATAATCTTTCCACTTGCGCTTTTTAGTATCATAACCGCAGTCAATATCCAACCAAAATATTTTTTGCTCCTTAGCATTTTTTGCTTTCCTGTCAGTATTTTCTACCCACGTAGAACATGTAAAATATATATCTAAATTATTTTTATTAAATGTTAGTGCCTTAGCTAAAATTTCATCTATGCTATTTAAAAATACAGGAGATACATTATTATGTTGATCTTTACTGACTACACAATAATAGCCTTGATCTGACCATACTAGGTCTAGAAATTCTTTTGTTTGCATTGTGTCCTCTACAATGTTGAAAGGGGTACAACACCCCTATCATAGTTTTATGTTGATAGCTCTTCTATTAGGGCCTGTATTAAATCATGTTTTGATTTATGGGGTTTTGATTTACCCGAAAACCAATCATATACTGTTTGTCTAGAAATATTAAGCCTGTTCGCTACTTCTTGAGCGGGGTACTTAGTTTTAATACATACCGCGCCTAAACTTACTCCTAAAGAATTTTTAGCTGATTGGTTGTTTTCTATTACTATTTGTGAATATCCTCGCATTGAAGTCTCCTTATGACCAATCATCTACTAAATCATCTAAACTAACGTCACCTGTTGTTGCTTTTGGTGCCGCTTCCTTTGCTTTTGGTTCAGCTTTAGGTTCTGATCGTTTAGTTGGTTCAGGGATGTCATCATCTTTTGGTGTATCAAAAACATCAACAGGTTTAGCTGCTACGGCAGGTTTAGCTTCTACCTTTACCGGCGGAGGTGTATTACTAGCTTCTTTGTTTATACTTACTGACAAAGTTATAGCGCGTTTAGCATCATCCGAAACACTTTTTTCTGAACATAGTGCATACTCATCATCAGTTAAAATTCTTACTGGTTTGAATCCAACTTTGGTGCTTGAAGAATCCATATCAAAAGCCATTCTAGACACTACAGACATAAGATTTTGATTGTTGGCTCTTACATAATCAGTATATTCATGCAGAGGTCTTCTTTCAGGAGTGCCATTCCCAAATATAGACTGGGAGGGTAGGGTTACTTGAAACACGTCTCCATTTAAATCATCTGCTCTAATAACAGCTATACGTCTACTAAATCTACACGCTTTAGTGCCATTGGGCCCTGAGCCTTTAATGTTTTGTGGGCACTCAGCGCATGTAATATGTTGTGGTGCCTCAACATTAGAATCAGGTTTAACACTGTCAGAAGTCCAACAAGCAGGGGGTGAAAGTTTCATACCTGGTTTGTATTCACCTGCAAAATACATTCTATGTACGTTGGGGGAAGCATTGACAATTACAACATCTAAATGACGTTCATCAGATTTATCAATTTCCTTACCATTAACCATAAGCCTAAAAACATTATTACGTATAGATATACGTTTTGACGTGATAGAACTTCCAGTTATATTGCTAGTAAAACCATCATCGCGATGGCCAGTGGTTGCAACTGCACCACCTTGTGAAAAAATATCTACTTCAGTATTCATGAGTTCTCCTCTTTTTTACGGTTTTTAAGAATAGAAACAGTGTATTCACTTGTAGACTGTAGCCCTGGAGGTGCTATATCAGGATTATCTACTATAAACTGTTTAATATTAGTTTGTTGTATACGTTTTTCAACCAACTCTAAAGCATCGTGATCTTTCATAAACTTATACATTTGAGGCCAATCACTTGTCCAGTACCTAGTTTTTAGTTTTCTAGTGAGTGTACCTACTTTAGTTTTTACACTGCTAACGTTCAAAGTTCTGCAAGCTTCATTCAAAGCAGATTGAACTTGTGCCCGTTTTGTTTTTATTTCAGAGATTGTATTTTCAAGTTCTTGAATTGACTCTCTCATATTAATATCAGCTTGCATTAACTTCTCAAGTTGATTGTCATCTAGTTCCATACATTGCTCCTCTCTTTAAATGGAGTCCCAGTATAACAGGGTTATAGACACTGTCAAGGAAAATATTTATTTAATTTACCCCTATTTCTTCCTTGTATAAATCAACGAGTTTAACGTGATCGTCTATCTTGCCTTGTAGCATCTTATATACTTTAGTCTCTACAGGACTACCCTGTAGATGGACTACGGTCATAGGATTACGTTGACCGGCTCTATCCATCCGTGCGCAGCACTGTATATATGTTTCTACAGAAACTACTGGGCTCCAAAACACAACAACATTAGCCGCGTGAAGTGTTACACCGTGAGAAGCTGATTGAGGTTGCACAATTAAAACTTGTGGGTTGGGAGTCTCTTGAAAATTTTTAAATATTTGGGAGCGTTTAGTCATGCTCACGTCACCATTAATATAGTCACATGTTATTTTAGATTTTGTTAACTCCGTTTTTATTAACTCAATACTGTTACGAAAAGGAGCAAACACTATAACCTTATGGCTAGCTTCTGTAATAATATCTTTTAGTGCTGTCATTCTATTAGATACATCAAACTCTAAAACTTCTTTAGTGTCTGAGTATATTGAACCTGCACTAACTTGCAGTAGCTTAGTTAGCATGGCAGCGGCATTAACAACAGTTATTTCTTCGCCCGATGCTTCAATAAACATTTCTTTTTTAAGTTTTTTATAATACTTATCTTGTTGTGATGTAAGGGGTACATCACGAGTTTGATAGGTTACATCAGGTAAATCTAAGCACTCTTCCTTAGTAAATCTTACCGCAGGCTGTAGTGTTTTAAAAACTATATCCTGCGCTTTTAGTCTTGGTATCCAGGTAAATTGACTTATTTTTTGCATTACCATATCTTTAAATGTGCCATAGTACTTGGGTACTGAAGAAGGATCGACTAGCTTAGCTAACCCATAAGCATCTGCAGGTGATTGTGCGGCAGGTGTACCTGTTAAAAGCCACACCCAAGTATTATCATTTACAATTCTGTTTAGTGCTTTCCATCTTCGTGTGGTGACTGTTTTAATGTAGTTAGCTTCGTCTACAACTATTAAGTCAAAGCCCCCCTCTATAATATCTTTTTCAACTATTTCAATTCCATCGTAATTAATGATAACTACTTCAGCATTTTCTGCTATTATTTTACGTCTTTTTTCGGCAGTTCCGTGGGCTAAAGATACCGTTCTGTGCATTGCAGTTTTAAAAAAATCAGCTTGCCAAGCAGCTTGCATTATAGATAAAGGACAGACCACTAACATCCTGCGAACTTTCTTTTTATTCATTAGATAATCTGCAGCCCATATAACTGCCGATGTTTTTCCTGTACCCGCTTCACTTAAACAATAGCCTCGTTTGTATGCAGACAAAAATTCAGCAGTTGTTTTTTGGTGATCGAAAGGTTTGTATATTCCAGGCCAAGTGTATTCTTTGCTTATTGGTGAAGGTATGTTTTTAAAACGTAACTTGACTAACTTAAAAACTTCTTCTAAACCCCAATTAACTATTACTTGTGAGACTCCGTTGTCGTGTGTTTTTATTATTTTACTTTTATCAACAGTATCTAGTATATCTTCAGGTTTTTTTGTGTTAACAATTAAGGCTCGGTCTTTATATATTTCCATTATCTAACTATCTCCACTTCCGATTGGGTTTCTATCCAAACATGTGCGCCACATGATAGTGGTTTGTCTGGGCTGTACACTACTTTAGAGTCACCTTTTATATTGACTTCATGCGCATAGGTGTTGCTCTTGTATGTCTTAACAGTCAACACAGGTTCCTCTACCTTGTTCTTTCTGTTTGACTTTATAACATGTTGGTTAACATGGATAAGAGTCTTCAACGACCCTGGCCTCCATATTTTTTAGGAAAATAATCAGGCCAACCAATTTTATGTGTATCTTCAGCGCTCGCTGGTAAGGATATTTCCCCTGATAAAACTAATTGGTCCGCTCTTTCTGTATTCACAGGTATTCCATTTGGCCATTGTGCATTTAGTTTCCTATCATATTCTTTTTCTTTTTTCCATTGAATTATTTGTTCTTCCTCATTTAAACTTTTGTCAAATATATTCATGCTGGTAATTGGGCAGTCTTTAAAAAGAACTGTATCACCGTAATATTCACTCATCTTCCTTGCCCCCTATATTTTTTGTATCCTGCTCTAAAACTTTTGTTCATGGAAGAAGTCTTAGGTACCTTACCCCCTTGGCTTGTGCGTTTGTGTGTTGGTTCATAATGCTGTTCTGATTGCTTTAGTTT